GAAACAGATGGCAGATATGAGGGCCGCCATGCGTATTGCTGAGATGCAAAGGCAACAGAGGGTACAGCAAGCTGCTTCTCCTACAGTTGGCAGGGCACAACAGAGAGCTACGCAGGAAGTTCCAGAAAAAGCTACAAATTGGTGGCAACAAAACCGTTGGTTTAATGCCTCTGGATATGAGCGAGAAACGGCTGCAGCTAGGGCAATAGATGTCCAGTTGGATGTTGAGGGATTTGATAAAAACTCAGACGAATATTATGAGACTTTAAATAATCGTTTACATAAAGTTTTTCCTGAGTTAAACTCCGATCCAAGCCCTAGTAAGGCTAGAGTAAAAAGTAGACAACCAGTTGCACCCACTACAGGTGGCTCATCTTACAAAGGCAATAGAGTCCGTATGACGCAGGACCAACTTAGGATGGCTAGAGAACTTGGTATTACAGATGAAACAGGTCTTAAAAAATATGAGGCTGAAATCAAACGTCAGCAAAGGAGCCAGTCATGACTGAGAATAGAAACGTGCGTGCAAACGAAACTCGAACTTCCACTAGAAATGAGCAGTCTCGCCCAGATACTACGTGGAAACCACCGTCATTGTTGGATGCACCCGAACCTCGTCCTGGGTACACTCAACGATGGATAGCTACCTCGATTCAGGGTAAAGAAACCCCAGACAACGTATACAAGCGTATGCGAGAAGGATGGGAGCCACGCAAAGCCGATACTGTGAAAGAGAAGTTGTTTCCAACTATCAATCACGGTCAATGGGCAGGGTCGATTGGAATTGAAGGAATGTTGCTTTGTGAAATGCCTGTCGAAAAACATAGGCAAATGAAGGACTATTATCACAGTAGAAGTTTAGAGGCAAACGAATCAATTGCAGGTGACTTAGATGCGTTAGGACGAAAAACAGGACAACCAATCTATCAAGAACGGAAGTCCACTTCGAGCCGTGGCAGGGATTTAGCTGCTATGGATGATTAAAACTTTACGCTGAAAAGGAGCGAATAAATGGCTAATGTAGATGCAGCCTTTGGGTTTGTCCCAGTTCGCCATATGAGTGGTAATATCCCTCGTGCAAATAAGTATACTATTGCTTCGGGATTAGCAGAGAACATCTTTACAGGTGATCTTGTTATTCTGATAAACACTGGTTTGCTTACTCCGCACACTGCAACAGAGACTAATAATATTGGTGTTTTTGCAGGGGTATCTTATACCGCATCAGATGGTTCATATGTTTATAGTCAGTATTGGCCTACAGGTACTACTGCTACAAATATTATCGCATACGTGTATGACGATCCATACATAGTATATAAAGTTCAGTCTGCAGGGACAACTGCTCAGACAAACATTGGCAATTGTGCTGATGTTGTCGCAGGAGCAGGTTCGACAACGACTGGTCAATCAGGTTTTGAGATTTCTGGTACAATGGCAGCAGGTACTGCCACTTGTAAGATTATTGGTCTTTATGAGTCACCAGATAATGCTTTCGGAGCCAACGCTGTCATGGAAGTGCTAATTAACGAGCACATTCTAAAAGATGGCGCAGGAATATAGGAGGGTATGAATAATGGCTATGAATAGAGCACAATTTGCAAAAATGCTTGAGCCTGGACTGAATACTCTTTTTGGTCTTGAGTACGACAGCTATCCACCAGAATACTCAGCAGTGTTCTCTTCAAATACTTCTAACAGAGCTTTTGAAGAAGATGTCTTGTTGCAAGGTTTTGGTTCAGCACCAACAAAAGATGAGGGTGCTTCTGTTTCTTATGACACTGGTAGTGAGCAGTGGACTGCACGTTATCAGCATGAGACAGTTGCTTTGGCATTCTCAATTACTGAGGAAGCTGAAGAGGATGGACAGTACGGTTCAATCGCATCACGTTATACAAAGGCACTTGCACGTTCAATGGCTTCCACTAAGGAAATCAAAGCTGCAAATGTTTTGAATAACGCACAAACCTCAGGTTTTACAGGTGGTGACGGTGTTGTACTTTTAAGTGCTTCGCATCCTACCACTAATGGAAACCAGTCTAACGTCTTATCAACGGCTGCTGATTTATCTGAAACTTCACTTGAATCAATTCTTATTCAAATTGCGGATATGAAAGATGATCGTGGGTTGAGGGTTGCTGCACAAGGTACACAGTTGGTTATCCCAACAGCGTATACTTTTACAGCCGAAAGATTGTTAGAGTCTCAGCTAAGAACTGGAACAGCAGACAACGACATTAATGCTATCAAGTCAGGTGGTTATCTACCTCAAGGGTATCATATCATGCGTAGGTTGACTGATTCAGACGCATTCTTTGTTACAACAGATGTCCCTGATGGACTGAAGATGTTCCAGAGATCGCCTATGAAAAAAGGCATGGAAGGTGACTTCGAGACTGGAAATGTTCGCTATAAAGTTCGAGAGAGATATTCTTTCGGTTTTACTGATTGGCGTGGCGTTTTCGGCACAGAAGGTGCTGCTTAAAAACTGAGGGGAGCTTTGGCTCCCCTTTTACTATCATCTTGACAGCGTAAGCTGACACTAGCCAAGACAAGGAGATATACATGGCTAATACAACTTTTACAGGAGCAGTTCGCTCCGAAAATGGCTTTAAGGTCGTTTCTAAAAATGCTACAACAGGTGCATACACTGATACAGCAGTAATTGCTTCAACAGGCATCGTGACAAATAAATATGTTAAGCACGTTGGTTTTGCCACAGGTGTAACAGTAAACACCACAGCAGGGGACAGTCCTGCAATTGGAGAGTTTACTCAACCTGCAAACACAATTATTACCGACATTAAAATTTTATGTGTAACTGCTCCAACAATTGGAACAGGGGACATTGGTTATGAAGTTGGCACATCTTCTTCTGGTGCACAAATTGTTGCTGCTGTAACAGATGAGATTTTAGATGGAGGAACAACAGTTGCAGTTGGAAGTGTAACCACGACATCTCTTGTTGCACAAACACAAAGCACTACATCAGCTCCTGCGTCTGCTCAGTATACAGCTGCTGAAAGAACAATCTATTGTAATATTACAAATACAGTTGATGCAACAACAGCAGGTTCATTTACATTTATTATTGAGTATGTTCAATTCGCATAATTCAACAGGGCGAGGCTTAGTCTCGCCTTTAACTTAGGAGAAATTAATGGCAGATCTTACAACGTCAACAAAAATTTCAGAAAGTTCTCGTGAGGTTGTTTATGCTTTCCAATATCAATATGTTGATGATGGCAATGAAAGTGCAGTTCTTAAAATAGATGTTTCAGGCTTAACAGCAGATGCAGATGGCAATGCTTGTACAGGCATTCGTATTGTGGAATGTTGGTGGATATTACATGGCATGACAGTTGAAGTATTAGCAGATGCTGACACAGATATTATTATCTTGCATTTAGCTGAAGATCAGCAGGGGTATCAAAATTTTGAAAAATTTGGTGGTCTGCCCACAAGCTCTGGATATGGTTCTAGTGGTACTGGTGATATTAGGTTTACAACGACTGGTGCAGGAGCAGCAGGGGATGCATATCAGGTTATTATTAGAGGCATAAAGCAGTATTAATGGCACTATCAGGAACAGTAGCATTTAGACCAGATGTTGAAGAAATAACAACAGAGGCTTTTGAGCGTTGTGGTTTAGACGCTCAAACTCGCACTGGTGGACAGGCTGTTTCTGCCAGACGAAGTTTAAATATGTTGTTTTCTGAGTTTGCGAACAGAGGTATAAACTACTGGACGGTTACTCAAAACACGTTAACGCTTGTTAATGGTACAACTTCTTATACTCTTCCTGCAGGAACAATAGATATTATTGATGCTGTAATTAGGGAAGGTTCTACTGATCAAACAATAAACAGAGTTACTATTGCTGAATACAACCAAATCCCAAACAAAACAACTGGGGGAAAGCCAAGTCAGTATATGCTTGATAAGCAGTATACCCCTGTTGTTTATTTTTGGAGTGTTCCCAATACAAGTACATATAGCATGGTTTATTGGGCAGTTAATCAACTTGATGATATAACTGCAGCTAATCAAGATACGGATGTTCCGTATCGATGGAGTGACTGCATATCAGCAGGTTTGGCGGCAAAGCTTGCAATAAAGTACGCTCCAGATCGATTTCAGTTGCTTAACGAATTATATGAAAGGGCGTTTAACTTTGCAGCATCTACAGATAATGATGGTGTAAGTTTAAGGGTACAACCAACAGCATTGAATTTGACATAATGGCAAGATACGCAAGAGGCAAAAAATCATATGCGATAAGCGACAGAGGTGGTCAGAGAGTTCGATATACTCAATTAAAGACTACTTGGGATGGATTGCGTGTTGCTCCTGATGAGTGGGAGCCGAAACACCCACAACTTACCCCTGTTAGAAATATTATAGATGCAGAACAATTATATAAACCTAGATCAACTGGTCAGGATCGTGAAGACGTTGTTATTTATCTTGCTCACACTTTTGATCCATTTACTAGATCTTTGGAAAGAAAATCGGTAGGTGCTGCAGGTTTAGGTACTGTTGGAGACATTAATTCTGATGATATAAGTTTATTAATATTAGAAACAGGGACAGCAGGTACTGGAGCTGTAGGTACAGAAACAATTCAAATGGAGACTACTCCTTCAGCTTCAGGATTAGGTGGAACTGGAGCTGTAGGTACAGAAACTGTTGAGCTTGCAATAGCTGAAGCAGGTGTAGCAGGTACTGGAGCAGTGGGCGCAGAAGCTCTTGAGCTTAGTATAAATGAGGCAGGGGTAGCTGGTGCTGGAGCAACTGGTACAGAGCTTGGGTTCTTAGAGGTAACAGGAAATGCAGGAAATGCAGGAGCAGGTGCTGTTGGAGTTGAGGCACTTAACTTATCTATTTCTGAAGCAGGTGTAGCAGGTACTGGAGCTGTCGGAACTGCAGTTGTTGATATCCCTGCTTGGGGATTTGGCACTTGGGGTTCAGGAACGTGGGGTAATTAAATGAGTTATACAACTTTAAAAGCCAATATACAAAATTTTTTAGAAGATGATTCAACAGAGTTGACAGCTTCTATTGATGAAATTATTTCTCAAGCGGAAGCTATGGTTTTTCAAAGGTTGCCAAATTTGCCTTGCTTTAGAGGTAGCACTACTGGTAATCTTGTTGTCGGAACGGCATCGTATGTTATACCAACAGCACGGATGATAAGGCAGGTTGGTATAACTTCAAGCAATGTCGTTACATTCTTGGATCATAGGGTTGATTCTTATTTAAGGGATTACTGGACTAACTCGACAACAACAGGAACACCACGGATGTACAGCACAGAAACAGCCACAACATCGGGGACTACAATAACTTTAGCTCCAACGCCAAGTGCTACGCTTGCTTATGAAGTTGAATATGTGGCTCCAGAAACAGGATTAAGTTCAAGTAATGCAAACAGTTGGATAGATACAAATGCTCCTGCTGTTTTGTTGGCAGCATCTCTTTATGAAGCTTCTGCTTTTACTAAGGCAGGGGAAACATTAAGCTTATATAAAACACAATTTGACGAAGCGGTGCAATTGTTTGTACAAGAGATGCAGAGAGTTTACACAGCGGAATATAATGGAGGTATTTAAATGTCAATAACACAAGCAATGTGCACACAATTTAAAAGGGATGTTATGCTAGGTGTTCACGACCTAGATACGCATACTATAAAAATAGCACTTTATACAAGTTCAGCAAGTTTAAGTGCATCAACGACAGCTTATACTACAAGCAATGAAGTTGCTAATGGCAATGGATATACAACAGGGGGTGTGACACTTGCGAATGCCTCTGTAATAACAAACAGTACGAGTGGTTGTTTTGATGCAGATGATCCAAGTTGGACTTCGGCAACTTTTACTGCAAATGGAGCATTAATATATAATGATTCAGCGAGCAGCAATGAAGCAATAGCAGTTCTGGCTTTTGGAGGTGATTTCTCTGTTGCAGGAGGAACTTTTAAAATTGTTTTTCCTGCCCAAACTGCAAGTAATGCAATAGTAAGGATAGATTGATATGACTAGCACCTATGTAAATAATCTTAGATTAAATGAGATGGGGACAGGTGATGCCTCTGGTACATGGGGTACAATCACCAATACAAACTTAACTTTAATTGCTGATGCTTTTGGATATCAATCTAAAACAGTTGCTAGTGCATCAACAGACACCTTAACAATACCAGACGGAACTGAAACAAATAATGAGGCAATTAGTCTTTATATTAAATTATCAGGTGGTAACCAAGCTTGTACAATTACTATTGGTCCGAACACAGTTAAAAAGCTTTGGATTATAGAGAATGCAACCAGTTACACAATGACATTAACGCAAGGCAGTGGAGCGAATGTTATTCTTGCTTCAGGTGTAACGAAAATGATTTATGCAGATGGTGCAGGTTCTGGTGCTGCACTTACTGATGCTCTTGCCTCTTTAGAGGTTGGTGCAAACTTCTATATTAAGAATGCTGCAACAGGCGATAATAGCACTGCTAATTTATATCTTCAAACAGCGGAAGCAGACATTGCTGCAAACGACGTTTTAGGCACGATAAATTTCCAAGCACCAGATGAAGGAACAGGAACAGATGCCATTTTAGTTGCTGCAGGAATTGCAGCAATATCAGAAGGGGATTTCAGTTCAACAAATAATGCAACCAAATTAAGTTTTAAAACAGCAGCTTCAGATACAGCAGCAGAAACAATGGCGTTATCTAGTGCAGGGAACTTAACTTGTGCAGGAACTTTTGTGCCCACAGGAAAAATTACGTCGGATGCTGGCATCGACATTGATAATATAAATATCGACGGGACAACTATGAACCTTTCTTCTGGTGACTTGACGATAAGCGCGGCAGGAGATTTAATTTTTTCAACTTCTGGGAGAGATACTACATTTAGTTATGCAGGAATCT